CAAGAATAGTGTCTAGGTTATCCTGGGAGATACTATCGTACTCTTCAAAGGAATATTCAAAGTCTTCTACATAATCCCATCTTACAATAGAATTTTTCCATAGTAGAGATGCCTTAAGCCAAGTGTTTAGTACTTCCCAACCTTTATTCTTTTTAAAGATTTCGTAGTTAACTAGGTCAGAAGCTACTTTAGCGTTATGATAATCTGTAGGGGTTTTACCAGCAGGAAGAAATCGAGCTAGTTTATTGTTGTTAAATAGAAGTTCAGAGATAATAGCCGCATAACCCTCAACAGCCTCTACTGTATCAGAAGATACAATCTGAGACACGCCTTGAGGAGTTAAGTGGAACTGTGGCATCATACCATACTCGTATGTAGCCTTCTGTCGTTCTCTTGCTAGGTCAGAAGAGTTTAAGAAGTCACCGACTGAGTTAGCCACACCCTGCTCAATCATAGCAAGGAGTTCGTGGTCACCTACTGGTTCTTTATATCTATCCGTAAATCTTACTACGTTGTTTGTTGTTGCCATTGTAAACCTTTCTTGGTTTCATTCATACATTCAATCAGGTCTACAATGACCTCTATTGTTAATCTTCCAGACATCCCACCCGCTGGTTGCCCCAGGTCGGACACAAAGGGATAATCAAGATCCCCGAATGGGGAGTGTTCGTCCAGACCGTTCTCCAACCTTTTCAGTTGGATTAACCTGTTTGTTAGGTTTTTGTTGTTTCAAGAATTGTTTAATTTCTTGAGTTTGCTTTTTATCGTTATTAAATACTGTCATGTTTATAACCAAGTAGTTTCTTGTGGTACAAAAGAACTCATCTTCTGTGTAAATGGTACATTGTTTGTTGTTAGTCTGTCAGCATGTGTTCTGATTACTTCAAGAACAATAGCCAAGGCAATAACTGTATCGTCATTATGACCAACAATAGCATTAGTCTTACCACTATCATCAGCAATATAATTCATCAATTCCCCAATAACAATTCTTGAGGGAATCCAGATATCTTCTTGCTCAATAGCATTCTTTAAGAAACCAATAATAGCAGGTTTACTTGCAGAAGTAGTTCTACAACCAATCCTTGAGCCTTCCTCTTTCGAGACATTAGCCATCTTTGTTTGGTAGTACATGTTAACATAACCCATCTGAGTGAGTCTGTTAAGTGTAGCAATACCCATAGAGTTTGACTCTACAGCTAATAGTGCATTGTTATAGTACCGACCTAAGTAAAACAGCATATCGCCAAACTGAGAAGGGTCAATAGTGTTGTTTCTATACACAGCACATACTTCTCTATCTTTGTTCATCACAATAGCTGTTGAGTAGTCTTTACCTACCCCAAGAGATACGTCAGCACCAATAGCAAAAGAATCTTCAAAAGTAGGGTACTTAAAGATCTCAATCGAACCTTTAGGTTTTTCTTCCATCATTGAAGAATCAAAGTTAAACTCCATTGTCTTTAACACAGGTTGAGGAATTAACTTAGATAACTTTTCAATGTTAAATACATTAGAACCGGAAACAATAAATGCTTCCTCAGGAGTAGCAGGATATTCTTGTCTGAACTTATCAGACCCACCCTCAGCAATCTTTAGTCTTCTCCAGTATAACTGATCATTATCAAGATTAAACCTGGTTACTAAGACTTCTTCCTCTTCAGTTCTTTCAAATGTTTCTGGCGCAGCCCGGCGATATTCCGGCATTAAATACCAGGGTACAAATATCGGTACATACTCATTCTCACCATTAACGGCACCCTGCCAAAGTCTATGGAAAGCATTTCCTACACCATTAGCAGTACTCTCAAGGATTACTTCAGTACCCGGCGCTTGAGAGATACCCTGGAATAAACCAGCAAGAATCTTTTCATCATGCGTCCAGAATGCTACTTCTGAAAGGTGAGCAATAGTTGGTGTTGTACCTCGGCCTGCTTCCGGAGAACCGGCAGTATATAGCCTGTAACCCGAATCATTATGCTCAAACATAATTTCCTTGGCATTCGACTTCTTGAAAGAAGGTCTAAACTCTTCAGGCATATTTGCAATAGTATTCCTAGACATACTAAATAGAGCATCAGACGTAGCTGTGTCGTGCGCCATGACGACTGATTTGTTGTATGCATTGAAGTAACTCTTCCAAAATACTCTTGCTGTAGTGAACGTACTTAAGCCCATCTGTCGGGCTTTAAGGATAATCGCTCTAACCCTACCAGTCTCTTTAAGTTGCTTCTCTAAGGCATCATTAACAATCTTCTGTGCTTCGTTAAACACAAAAGGTTGGAATCCTTTAGAAC